AACCTTATCGTTTGCTGTTTCGTTTAAGGCTGTTTCAATACCTGTATAGAGATCATCTGTTATGGCTAATAGACTAGCCCCAAACCCTATGATAGTACCGCCTACACCCGCACCAAAGTACCCGACCATTTTAGATTTATTAGTATTCCAACCCTGTAAATTCGCCTTATCGGGACTCATTGTAACGTCAGGGAATACCTCGCTAAACTCCTGACTCATTACAACAGCCCTAACGTCATAACTAAACTTAGCGTATAATGTAGCCGTACAAGTGTTACGCATGACTGACTCGGTAGGGTTATTACCTAACGTCCAAGCACAAAATAAAGATGTTATGTAGCTTTTACCCGCACGTGGGGGCATTGATACCGATAGGCTCTTTATTGATCCGTTAGCGACCTCCTGAAAGGCGTCAGCTACCTCTTTAAGAAATGGTCGTGCCTCAAATAGTTGCTTATCATAGTATAGGCAAAAGTCCCAAAAGCTACGACGTGCTAACTCCTGTAAAAATAATCTTATTGCCTCCTGTTTAATTGGATCCTGTTGATCCATACGCTATGTCCCTTAGTTCGTCAATCGTCATCCCTGTAAGATCAGGTTTCTCACGACTCGTTTCTATACGTTGTTTCTCGATATAACCCCTACTTTGTCCCTTAGTCTTTAGAAAGAAGATCAACTCAGCGGTTTTACCCTCTTTGATCGCCTTATGTAACATCGTTTCGGCAAAGTCTAATAACGCCTCCTCCTGATCGCTTACAGCCTGAGCAAAGTCGAGATCCTTTTTTCTCCATTGGTAAAACGTATTCCGACTAATACCTATTTTTAAACAGGTAGCTGAAACGTTACCCGCAGACAGATCGAAAGCCTCTAAAAACAGCCTTTTTTTGACCTCTTTTTTCCCCTCTTTTTTTTCTCCCTTTTTTGTAGTTGTCATTTTTGTACGATTTGGTGCTAATTTACGCCTTTTTTCTCATTTGGTTACATTACCCCCAAATTAAATAGATAACGCCTAAGAATTGACGATAACTATACCTATTGCGATCCTATAATGACTTAGTGGGTGTTTATTACCAAATTAGCTTATAAATTACAATCGGAATAGAGAAAATTATAATTCTAATAACTGTCATTTTAAAGCTAGTACCGTCTTTTAACCAATCTTTAACGTTTGGGTGTTTTGCATGAGGTAATAAGACGTGTAACTGTCTATCTATAACCCAAAGGAAAAAATATAATACTAATAGAGGTATCCCAACAAGTTTCTGCCATAGTTTGACGTCCTTAGTCGTTTTTGCTTTCTTTTCAGCCATTTTAAATTTTTTTTGGTGTTTGTGTATGTTTAAAAAAGTTATGACGTAAAAATGGATCTAAAAACGCAAATAGAAATACGCCCTTAGATCCTTTTAAAACATAACATAACAAATATACGATAATTTAATTAACCTGAGTATAAAGTGAATTTATTTTGATAGGGTGTATTAACTTTTTTAATCATTCCTTTTGTGTGTGCTAGATAAACACTTTTTAAGGTATTTTTTAAGGATATGCAAGTTAAGTTAGTTGCCCTGTCTTTTTTATCATGTAAAGATATGAGATAGCTATAATTTTTTAAAAACTCCTGAAGATCTAAAACAGTAAAGCCCTTTGCGTGAATACTGCAATTATTTTGTTTAGATAGGTAGTCGATTAATTCAGTCCATATTTTCAGCATAATTATTTATTCTTTTCGTCATGTTCACTTTTATAGATCCAAATAATCATAAGAAAGTAAAAAAATACTAAAGTAAAGCCAACTATTAAAATATCATAATACATATTGAGTCATGCCTTTAATACTGTACGTTATAGCGGTATTATTTTTTTGATAATATTTCGCCTATTCTTTGCATAGTAGTAAGATTTAGCCCTCTATCCATGTTTAAAAACATATACATTTGATTAGGATGTACTCCTGTTAACTTAGCAAAACCATGAACAGACATATCGTTTTCCTTAATATGATCGTTTATGATCTTACGACAGTCGTTAACTAAGTTTTTTAACTGTCCCGCTGTTATTTGTTTTTCTTTTTTCATTTTTCTTTTTTTTAAAATGGTAGATCGTCGTCCTGATCTTCCGCCATTTGGTTAGTAATATCCTTTTCAAAAACGTCGTTTGCTTCATTCTCAGCGTATTTTTTTGGATCAAAGCCCTCTTTATTCAGGTGATCTATAAACCACCCTGATATCGTATTAAAATACTTTACCACTCCGTCGGGGCTAGTCCACTCTCTACCGTTTATATTAACTCCGATTTTTACCTCTTCGCCCTCCATGTAACTATCTAATAGTTCGCATTTATCCTGTACGAATTGAATAATTACTTTTTGAGGGTATTGATCTTCCGTTCAATAACTATTTCGCGTTTTGCGAATTTATCGCTAATTTGATTTTTTGGGAAAATTTTAATTACTTTACCTTGTAACTCCATTTTTTTTAGTTTTTATTATTTATTTATTTTTATTTTCTAACTCAGCCAAACACTCTTTAAAATATTGATTTGCTAATTCGTACTGTATTAACATTTGTTTTTCGATCTCAATATCTCTTTTTATTTTTGCCCCTGTCATTCTTAACTCAGGTTCGATATGATCGACTTTGTGTATCTCTTTATTATCCCAAGTAGAAAGTAAGTCATCAGGCGTTGAGGTCATGCACCAAATTACTTCGGCTTCAGGCTTATCGTATAACATCATGTACCCCCTGACCTGATAATCATATCCTGATTTTTTAATCATTTTTTCAGCCTCACAGTCAAAAGCGGGGAAAGTATCAAAAGACCACGAACATTTTACGTCGATTATATTATTATCGCCCTCAATATCGCACTCGCCTGTAAGCCACGAATTAGTCTTTCTAATTTGATTTTTTCGATAGTCCATAAACCTAACATCGTTAACCATTTTTATGGCTAGATCCTCGTTTCTTATTCCTTTATCCAAAAATTTGCCCTCTATCTTCGTTCTAATACCATAAAAGACCTCTTTTACCTGATCGTGTACGTAACTTTTCGCTGTTTCACTTAAAGCCCCTTTTACTCGGCTTTTAGTCATTATCTTATGCAACGAACTACATCGGACAATTAAATTTGTAATTTTAATATTTTCCATTTTTCTATTTTTTTGTTATATTTTTTCCTGTTGTTTTATTTCTTTTTGTTTCTCTTTTAACTCTTTTAAAAATTCAGAAACTTTAACTTTTTGCTTATCAGTTAGTAAAAAAGTACTGTTTAATTTTTCTATCGTATAATTGCCCTCGCCTATTGAGTTTAAAGCCGACTCTAATCTCTTAGCGTCTAATTTTGGTTTTGGTGCTTCAGGTACCTCATAATTTTCAGGCAGATCCTCCCCCGCATAAATGTAAAGCCCTAAGCCATGTAAAGCTAAAGCCTTTGTCGTTGAACGCTGTATAGCCTTATTTACATCGAAACTTGTTACTTTGTCCGCTTTTATTGAACTATTACGAAAGTCCATTATAGGTAAATAGTCAATATGCTCTATTTCGTCGATAGTTACTCCAACTTTTACCCATGCTGTACTATTATCATTAAAATAGTTCATACCGTCAGGGGTTTCGTAAACAGTTCTAGAAACTGTCGGATATAGCTTTTTTACCTCACTCCAAGCCCACGCCCACGATAAATAAGTTAAATTACCTTTTTTTTCTGTTTTGTCATTTACATTGATCTCGTTAAGAGAGTCAAATACCGACTTAGTCGGCTTTGTTACTTTTGTCATTTTCTTATGTTTTAAATTGTTTATAAAGTGGGGGAATTTTACCCCCTTGTTTTTATCCGTCAATTACATTTAACCTACCACTTAATACGCCCCCCTCATCTAACGAGTAATAATTGTTTTTTGCATTTATTGCTTTTCGTTTTAAAACTTCCTCGCTTTGCGTTTTAAGCACACTTATTTCTGTTGGCATTTGTGGACGATATTTACATATTTCAGCTATTAGTAAATGTTTCATGATTTTTATTTTTGTTATGTCTTATGACGGTACAAACATATATAAGTTTAATTTAATATCCTACATAAATTAAACTTTTTTTTCAAATTTGGGTGTTTTTATTGTAATTTTCCTCTCGTTTTAAGTTGCTAATCTGTTGACTCATAGCGTCAATAACTCCGTTTGTAGTTTCATAAAAAAACTTCATAGAATTAAACGCCCCGTCGTATTTTTTTTCGATTGCGTACTCTTCTATTGAATAAAATTTACCATTTTCCTGTGCTTTACTCATAGGCGAACCATTATCGATATACTCCTTTACATAAGTTCGCCTGATCCTTTCCGTTTGTGCTTCGGCGTTTTTCCATTGTACCCTGTATTCGCCCAACTCAGTAGCGAAATAACTTAATAAAGTCGCCATTTGCACCCTTTGATACATTAGTTCGTTTATTCCTGTATAGTCAATAGGTATCGCCCGATACCACCCGATTATCTCGTTTATTTCGTCTATTACGTTATTTATTTTCATGTTTTAAAGTTTTTATTTTTTGTTTATAAATCTCTATTAAGTCCTTTATTTCAGGGGTTATTAAATCTAGTTTTCGATGTCTATTTTCGTCTAACCATTTTAGATCTTCAGGACTGATCCTGTTAATAATTCTTTTACGATATTCATGTGTATTCGAGTGTTTATCGCGATTACAGGATACACATTGTCCATGTACATTTCTTTCGTCAAACCTAATACCCTCGTACGTTGTGGGGTAATAATGTCCCGCGTCAAATTTAATTCTATTCTCTAAGTTTGTTTCACAGCTAACGCAACCCTTTTTAATGTCCCTAAGCCTTATAAAGGTATTAAAATAGGTTTGTAACTTTTGTTTCCATTGGCTATGATTCATTAAATTCTCCAAACCCTCTTTTTTATCCTTTCTAGCCGTTTTAAGAGCCTTTTCTTTTATTTTGGCATTGGAATACTCTATTGAACATTTAACACCGCAAACAACCTGTAAAGACGTGTGAGGCATAAATTCGCTTTTACAATTTCTGCATTTTTTAGGTTTACGTTTTTTCATTTTTAAAACTCTTCAGTATAACTATTTAAATCGTTATGATTAAAATTTTTAGGCTCTTTATATTGATACTCCGACCAATCTGAGGTCGATAAATTGACGTCCATTTTTTCGATACCGATCATTCCGTCCCTGTTTTTAGCGATTATAAATTCCCCTAACCCCTCAGTCGAATTACCGTTTTCGTCTGTCATTTCTCCATAATACTCAGGTCTATGCAAAAAAGATACGATACTAGCGTCCTGTTCTATTTCGCCCGACTCTTTTAAGTCAGGTAAACTAGGTCTTTTGCCTGATCTAGCAACGTCCCTACTTAATTGGGCTAAACATATTATCGGTATTCTGACACTCATTACAAGTCGTTTAATTCCGTTACTTATCTTTGTTACCTCCTGATAACGAGAGTCGTTTTTTTCCGCCATTATTTTCTGCAAATAATCTACGACAATAAGATCAATTTTTTCCGATCCTGATATTTTTAAAACTTCCCGCTGTATGTCATTAACCGAATGACTACCGTCTAAAATATGTAATTTATCCCAAACAGGATCGTTTTTTAATTCAGTTATTCGCTCAATCTGATTTACCGTACATTCTCCAAATTTTATTTTATTACTATCTATGTCTAAAATTAAAGATATTATTCGACGTATTATCCTTTCTTTGCTCATTTCTAAGCTAAAAAATATTAACGATTTTCCCTGATCGAAAATAATGTTTCTTATTAAACTAACCGCCCATGCTGTTTTCCCCATAGCGGGACGCCCCCCGACAACCATAACGTCGTCGTCCTCTAAATTAACATATTTTTTAATATTGCCCCAACCTAAATCGACACCGATAGAAAGCCCCATTTTCGCCTTTTCGTGTAGGTCTAAGACCTTTTCGATACTTATTTGGTTATCCTGTTCATACGAGGTATGATCTAAGGTTAAAACGTCTTTGCCTCTTTCAATTTCTTTTAAAATATTTTGACTGTTTGGCGAGTCTTTTAAAAGTTCATTATTTACATTTTTAACCATTAAATTGATCTGCCTAACTGAATAAAAATAATAACAGTCGTTAAAAATTGCGTTTGGGTTTAAAAGTTCAACTGTACCGACTTCATTTTGTAACGTAGAAATTTGATAGGCATAATTTTCGTGTAATCGGTTATTATCTCTCAACCATTGTACAAGGTTTAAAATATCAATATGTTCGGTTTCCGAAACCTTTAACATTGCCTCCAATATATCTTTATGAAAGCGAATATTAAACCAATTAGGATCGATTTGATAAAGTAATTTGTTTTGTTCTTTTTTTCCCGCTGAAAGTACTAAACCGAGAACTTTTGTAAATACGTTTTTTTCTATTTTCATTTTTGTTATGTTTTTATGTTAGTGTGGTTTATTTCTGTGTTAGGTTTAATTAATACCGTGTCTGTAAATATTACCAATAATAAAAGCTAATAATATCCATAATGGAAACAAAACCAATATGTACAATAATGCTTCGTATAATTTATCAATCCAATTCATAATTTTTATTTTAAAAACTAAACCTAACACAAGCTAAAAAGCATTTAAAAACGCTTCTTAGCTTTGCTCATTAGCCACAATACCCTAGTTCGCATTTTAACCATTCATTGCAATCGCTTTCACTACCTTGATAAACACAGTTTTCATTTTGTTCTACTTGGTATGTGTTATTTATTAACCACTTAACCTCGTACTTGTCATCTAAGTAATT